TTTGGTAAAACAAAAGCAGATATTATAGAATTTTCGCAAAAATTATCTACTAATCAATATGTAGAAATTGACTTTTATATAAAGTGTAGAGAGTATAAGGGTAAATTTTATAACACTTTAATGATTAAGAATTGTATAATAAAAAAAGAGCAAACTATTGAGTCTATTACAAATAATCAACCATTTTAAATAAACTGACATTCCTGCACACACTATCTTACATCCTTTTTTTCTCTCTATTTTTGGTGTGTGTAGGTTTGTCTTATACAAATAGAGATAATGAAAAAAACTTACTTTAATCACGACTCAAACGCTAGAAACGACTTAAAACTAATTAGACTTAGAAAAGAAGGTGGTTTTGAATATTACGGAATATACTTTGCAATATTAGAACTACTATTTAGTGAGGAAAATAAAATGTGCCTAGATGATTACGAAACACTTGCTTTTGGTTTACAATGCGATTTAGAAAAACTAAGAGCAGTTATAGAGGATTTTGACTTATTTGTGCTAGAAGACAATTGTTTTTATTCTAAGCGATTATTTGAACATATTGAAGAAATTAATAACAAGTCTAGTAAAGCTAGTATAAATGCAAAAAAAAGATGGTCTAATGCGGTCGCAATGCAATCGCATAGCGTAGGCAATGCTAGTAAAGTAAATAAGAGTATAGTAAATAAAAGTAAAAGTATAGAAGAAAGAATAAATGCATTTAAAAATGCAATACACACAATAAAAGATATAAATAAAAAAGATAAAGATGACTTTTTTAACTATTGGACAGAAAAAAATAAATCAGGCACTAAATTTAGAGCAGAGCTGCAAAAAACATTTGACATAAACCTAAGATTAAAAAGGTGGGCATCTAATAATTTTAATTCTGCTAATAAATCTAAGTTTCCAGAATACTTTGACGAATACACATTTAAAAAGCTAGATGCTAAAGGACAACAAGAATACACAAAACACTTAAAAGATTTAGGTTTTGAAACAGTATATAGTCCAACGGCAGGTACAATGTGGCGAAAAAAACAACCTGTATGATAGAATTTATAAAACATATATTAGGTTTATGTGGTGAGCCACACATTAACATATTTACAATAATTATGACTACACCAATAGTATCATATATAATCTATAAATTTAACAGATGGTATTAGAATTATTTGCAGGATCAAGAAGTTTTAGCAAAGTAGCAGAAGAACTAGGTATGACTACCTTTACAACAGATTACAAGGCATTTAAAAATATTGATTTAGTTATTGACATTTTAGAACTTGACAATGATTTACTAATGAAAAAACTATTTGAAAAGGGTATAGATAGTGTAGATATAGTTTGGGCATCACCACCATGTACATATTTTAGTGTTGCTAGTATTGGACATCATTGGAACAAAGATAACACACCTAAAACAGAACAAGCTAAATTAGGTGTAAAGATTGTACAAAAAACACTAGACATAATAAATTTTATTAAACCAAATTATTTTTTTATTGAAAACCCTAGAGGTAAATTAAGAAAGTTAGATGTTATAAAAAAATTAGAAAAAACGACTGTATGTTATTGTAAATATGGAGAAGACAGAATGAAACCGACAGATATATGGACTAATAACTTACAAAGCATTTTAAAGCCTAATGGTTGGCTACCTAGACCTATGTGTTTTAATGGAAATGTAAATTGTCATCACCAACCTGCACCTAGAGGCTCACAAACAGGTACACAAGGCATAAAAGGTAATTATTTAAGAAGTGTAGTACCTTATGAATTATGTAAAGAAATTTTAGATAGTTGTATATGAAAGAATACGAATTACAAAAAGCAGTATGTAAATACTTAGACTTGCAAGGCATATTGTATTGTGGATCAATGGGTGGACAATACCAGGTGCATATGTCACAAAGGATTAAAGCAAAAAAGTCTGGCTATAAAAAAGGTTTCCCTGATTTATTTATATATGAGCCAAGAGGTGCATACTGTGGACTTGCAATAGAACTAAAGACAGGTTATAATAGAGCAACAAAAGAACAACTATGGTGGCGAGATGAGCTTAACAAAAGAGGATATGTTGCTGAAATATGTAACGGATTAGACGAAACTTTAGTAGTAATTAGTAAATATTTAAACAATCAATTATGAAAAAAATTGTATCTATATCAGGTGGCAAATCAAGTGCTTATATATTAGCAAATTATCCTAGTGATTATGCAGTCTTTAGTTTAGTAAGAACAGATGATATAGATTGTTTATATCCTGACAAAAAAATAAGACAAATTGTATCTGATAAAATAGGTAAAGAATTTATAGGTACTTTAGAACAAGATGCTATAATTAAAATAGTTTTAGAATTAGAACAATTTACAGGTAAAAAAATAGATTGGGTTTCAGGAATTACATTTGATGAAGTATTAATGAAAAAAGGAGGTTGGTTGCCTAATCAATTTCGCAGATATTGCACAACCAATTTAAAATTAATACCAATTTTTCATTGGTGGTATAATAAGTTTAATGATCCTGTAAAAATGGCTATTGGGTTTAGAGCAAATGAAACTAAAAGAGCAAACAGAATGAATGAGAAATTAAATAAAAATGGATTACTTGAAATAAAAGCAACTGTTACAAAACATTTAAATGGTAGAAATAAGTGGGAAATTTTTGAGTGGCAAAAGCCTTACTTTCCTTTAATAGAAAACCAAATATTAGCAGACAAAATACATAGATATTGGAATGAAAATAAACAAGTACCTTTTGTAAAAGGTTACTACAATAATTGTGTAGGTTGTTTTCATAGAAACCCATTATTTATTAAAAAAATGAGTGCTGAACATCCTAATAAAATTAAATGGTTTGCAAATCAAGAGGGTGGTAAAAATGGATATTGGAAATCGGATATAAAATATAAAGATATTTTAAAATGGGATTTACAGCAAGAATTAACTTTTGATGATTTTTCTGATTGTGATTCTGGATATTGTGGATTATAAAAGTAATAATTATTAGTAAATATTTAAAAGGACAAATAAAATGAAAATACTTAATTTATATGCTTGTTTAGGTGGTAATAGGTACAAGTGGAATGAGGTTAAAAATGATATAGAAGTTACTGCTGTAGAACTTGATGCAGAATTAGCAAGATTATATCAAGAAAGATTTCCTAATGACAAAGTAATTGTAGCTGATGCACATCAATATTTATTAGACCACTACAAAGAATATGATTTTATTTGGTCATCACCACCTTGTCCAACACATAGCAGAATTAATAACAGTCAATATACAAGAGATTGTTGGAAACCTAGATACCCTGATATGGTTTTGTATCAACAAATAATATTTTTAAAACATTTTTACAAAGGTAAATATTGTGTAGAAAATGTTATTCCATATTATGAAACTTTAATACCAGGTCAAAAAAGAAAAAGACATTTATATTGGACAAACTTTACACTGCCTAAAATTTTAAGTAACAGAAAAAATCCTGATTTAAGTAGAACAAAAAATTTAATTAGTGCCTTGTCAAATTTTCACAATTATAACTTTAAAAAATACAAAGGAAAACAACGATTAAATAAAATTGCAAGAAATTTAGTAGAATATGAAGCAGGTAAAACTATACTTGAAGCAGCTTTAGAAATCAATAAAAATAAATATAAACAAACAAAATTATTTTGAAAGTTAGACCAACATTTTTTAATACAAGGCACGACAGATTGCACTGGGACTACATAGATACTAACAACTACCTGTTTACAATTTTATTTGATAGTGGTGCTAACTTACATTTTATTTTGAGAGATTTGAAAAAAAACAAAAGCACACTAAATTATATTTATAATAAATTGCACAGTAGATTTGACAATATTATAGAAATACACACAAGCAGAATGTCAAATGTAGAATATAATTTAATGAAACAAGAAAAAATACCCTCAGTAATAAAAATATGTTAGACAAATACCTGATTGACAATTATGACAAATTAAAAGATATGGCATATAATGTCACAGGTGGCAACTCTGATAAAGATGACTTGTTTAGTTTTGTAGTTGAAGAGTTATACAATGCAGATCAAAAAAAACTTAACAAACTAATTGTAAAAAAACAACTTACATTTTATGTAGCTAGAATTATGATAAATCAATATTTTTCTAAGACAAGCAGGTTTTATTACAAGTACAAAAAATATTATAGCTTGGCAGTAACAGAAATAAATGACAGCATTACAACAAGTATATCAAATGATAACGAGTCTGAAAAAAAACAATACTACATAAATAAAATAAAAAAAAAGTTAGAGCAGTGTCACTGGTTTGATTCGCAAATATTTAAGTTATACTACACAAAAGACCACAGTCTTAATTCTTTAAGTGCAGAAACAAAAATAAATAGAAACACAATATATCACACATTAAATAAAGTAAAAAAATTTATAAAAAAATGAAATATAAAAATCAATTTGACCAATTTATGTTTATCGTAAGCACATCAATTATAATTTATTTAATATTTAAACTATGGTAAGCAAAGGATTAGGAGATACTATAAAAAAAATTACCAAAAAAACAGGCATAGATAAGGTAGCTAAACAAATATTAGGTGAAGATTGTGGTTGTGAAGAAAGACGAAAAAAACTTAATAAAATGTTTCCTTATGTAAGGCAGATGACAGATGATGAAATTAAAATTTTTGAAGAGGTAAAGCCAAGTATTGACAAAGGTGTTTTAAAAAAAAATGAGCAAAAAATATTACTAAACATATATAATAGAATATTTAAAACAAACAAACAAGTGTCATCCTGTTCACCTTGTGTCAAGACAACAGTAGACAATTTGTTAGAAGTGTATAATAATAGTTGTAAAAATGAATCAAGTATTTAGGTTTTGTTGTGGTTGTACAAGAATGACTCTTTTAAAAAAAGGTAAGTGTTTTTTTTGTAATAGTAAATTTTTAATTACCTGTGAGAAAGACAGGTTAAAAGAAATGCAAGATGCAAAACCACACTAAAGTATATTTTGACTTTTTTGGTTATGATAAGTCAGACACAATATTATGCGAAATGTGTTCTGCCGTTGCAGTCGATCTACACCACTTAGAAAAAAGAAATAAAACTAAAAACGATTTTGTAGAAAATTTAATAGCATTATGTAGAGATTGCCACATAAAAGCAGAAACAGACAGTTGTTTTAATTCGTATTGCAGAATACAACATTTGCAAGTCGTTTGTGAGCAAATATATGCACTTATAAATTTAAATAAAAAACTAGATGCAATTAGAAAAAATCAAAATTAGCAAACTTAGAGCTGCAACATACAACCCAAGACAGATTAGCACAAAGCAATACAACGATTTAAAAAAATCAATTACAAAGTTTGGTTTAGTTGATCCTATTATAGTTAATGAATACTTTACAGAAAACTTTTTTGTAGTCATAGGTGGGCATCAACGTTTAAAAATATGTAAAGAACTAGGATATACAGATATAGCTTGTATTATATTAAACTTAAACAAAGAACAAGAAAGAGAACTAAATATAAGGCTTAATAAAAACACAGGTGAGTTTGATATTGATATACTTGCTAATGAGTTTGACATAGATAATTTAGTAGATTGGGGTTTTAAGCATATTGATTTAGGGTTAAATGTAGATAAAATACAAGAAGACAATAATAATGTAAGTATAATAACAGTAAAAGAGCAAGACGAAATAAAGGCTTTTGAACTGTACAATAGTTTAAATGAACAAGGTTACAATGTAACCATAAAATAATACAAATGGCACAGAATAAAAAAGATAAATTATTAAAAGCATTAGCAGAGACCCAGGGACTAATATATCACGCGTGTAAAAAGGCAGGTAACATAAGTCGGTCGACATACTATAGATATATGCGAGAGGACGAGGAATTTGCAAAAGCAGTAAAAGAAATACAAGAGGCACAGATAGACTATGTAGAGGGAGAACTAATAAAAAACATAGCTAGAGGCAAAGAAACAAGTATAATATTTTATTTAAAATCTAAGGCAAGAGATAGAGGTTATGCAGAGAAAGTAGATATAACAAGTGGTGGCAAAGCACTTACTGAACTAAAAATAGAAGTTATTGACACGGGGAAAGATTAAAACAACAAATGTATTTAACAAGGCGTATAGGTCTACAACTAGGATTACCTGTCTACAAGGGGGGACACGTAGCTCTAAGACCTATTCGCTTTGTCAATTGTTTATAGTCAAATGCTTAGAAGAAACAGGTAAAGTATTTACTATATGTCGTAAAACACTACCTGCACTAAAAGGTACTGCCTATCGTGATGTTCTTAACATACTAAAAGAGTTAGACCTATATGACGAAGCAAATCACAACAAGTCAGAACTATCTTATCAACTAAATGGCAATATATTAGAGTTTATCAGCGTAGACCAACCACAAAAAATAAGAGGTCGTAAAAGAAACTATTTGTGGTGTAACGAAGCTAACGAATTTACTTATGAAGATTGGCAACAACTAATTTTAAGAACAACAGAAAAAATTTACCTTGACTACAACCCAAGCGATCCTTATAGTTGGATTTACGAGAAAGTACACACAAGAGATGACTGCACATTTTTGCAATCTACATACCAGGCAAATCCTTTTTTAGATGACGACACTATTGCAGAAATAGAAAGACTTAAAGACATAGACCCTGACTATTGGCGTGTGTATGGACTTGGTGAGATAGGTACAATACAAACTATGATATTTAGAAACTTTAATTTAGTTGATGACGTACAAGGTAGACTAATAGGTTATGGTTTAGACTTTGGCTTTACAAACAGTCCTACGGCACTTGTAGAGGTCAGGCAACAAGATGACAACTTATACATTAAAGAACTGTTGTACGAAAAGCGATTAACAAATACTGATTTAGCAAATAAGATGAAGCAATTAGGTATAAGCAGACAAACTGAAATAGTAGGCGACAGTGCTGAACCTAAGTCAATAGAAGAGATATACAGACAAGGGTTTAATATAAAGCCTGCAAAGAAGGGTGCAGGTATACACTTAGGCATAGATATAATGAGAAGATACAAGTTGCACATAACAAAAGACAGTCTAAATGCAATAAAAGAATTTAGAGGCTATAAATGGGCAACAGACAAAAATGGTAATGTTTTAAACACACCAGTAAAAGTAAACGACCATTTAGTAGATGCAACTAGATACTTGTGTTTAAATAGATTAAGCATTAATCATAGTGGCAAATATTATATAATGTAAAATAATTTTACATTTATTAGGTTTTTATATGCCTATATTTAAAAAAAAAAGACAAAACAAAAAAAATTATATTTATATATAAATGGAAGTTAAATTAGTAATACCTGAAGAGTGGTCTGACATTACGATAGAAACCTATCAAAAGTATGTAAAAATACAGAATGGTAAAGGGTCAGAAAAAAATAAGATTATTAGAAGTGTTGCATTGTTGTGTAACACTACAAATAAAATAGTCAAGGCAATGCCTTACAGTGATTTAGTCTTTATTATGCAAACATTAAGGGACTTAGTAGACCAAGAGCCTGACAAAGAAAAATTTAGAAAGTTAATAGACATTGAAGGCGAACAGTATGGTTTTATACCTAATATGTCTAAAATGACGACAGGTGAATATATTGATTTAGAGACTTATTGCAAAGAGCCTATTGAGAATTTGCATATAATAATGAGCATATTGTACAGAAAGGTAAAATTAAAAAGAGGCGATAGGTATGCAATAGAAAGCTACGATCCAGAACTGTTTAAAGAAGAGTTGTTTAAACTTTGCAAAATGGATATAGCACTAGGTTCGCTAGGTTTTTTTTTGACTATCGGAGAAAAATTAGCACAGACTTCGCACAGTTATTTGGAAGCTCTGAATTAGACACAGCAAAAGGTGTAACGATGCAAAGTAAATGGGGTTGGTATAACACTTTGTATAGTTTGTGTGAGGGTAACATATTAAATATAGACAAGGTGA